CAAGAGCTTTTACTGGTTCATATACAGGATCCTATACAGGCGCTTATGCTGGAACATATACAGGAACATTTGCTGGTGGGTATGTAGGATTCTTTACTGGTACATATGCGGGTACTTACAGTAGAATATTTTCAGGATCTTATACTGGGTCGTACACTGGTGTTTATGCTGGTACTTACACTGGTACTTATGCTGGTGGGTATGTAGGATTCTTTACTGGTACATATGCGGGTACTTACAGTAGAATATTTTCAGGATCTTATACAGGATCTTATACAGGCATATATGCTGGGGCATATACAGGATTATATGCAGGGAACTATCTAGGCAACTTTACAGGAATATATGCTGGAGCATATGCAGGCACGTATACGGGATTATATTCAGGTAACTATACACGAGGATTTACAGCAGTTTATATAGGTTCATACGCAAGTACTTTTACAGGATCTTTTGTTGGTAACTACAATCAAGTGTTTACTCCCGGACCGTTTGTAAACTTTTTTGCAGGCTTTTTCTCACGTTTTTTTACTGGGAATTATGTGAATCCTTTCAACGGAGTGAGTTACGCGGGTAACTACCAACGTAGTTTTTCAAGTACTTTCTCGAGAACTTTTAATGCTTCTTTTACAGGTTCGTACACAGGTTCTTACGTAGGTAGCTATGCTAATCCGTATACGGGTCAATTTTTTAGCGGGGCATACCTAGGAGCGTATGCTGGTAGCTATGGAGCGCCCGCGTATTCAAGAATATTCAGTGGTACTTACGCTGGTAGCTACGTAGGATTTTTTACAGGGGCTTATGCGAGTACATTCAGTAGGTTCTTTACAGGTTTATATTCTGGTAGTTATGTGGGTTTTTATACAGGAAACTATTCCGGTACCTACAGTCGGTTTTTCACAGGAACGTATTCAGGCAACTACATAGGATTTTTTGCAGGAGCCTATGCGGGGACATATGGCGGAAACTACCAAGGTAATTTCTCAGGATTATATTCAGGTGCCTATAACCGAACATTTACTGGATTGTATTCCGGCGGTTACACAGGTATATACGCAGGAGCATATGCGGGGGCGTATGTGGGCAACTATAATCAAACATTCACTGGATTGTATTCTGGTGCCTATAACCAAATATTTACAGGAATTTTTGCTGGTGGATACACAGGTATATACGCGGGTGCATATTTAGGAGCATATGCTGGTACGTATAATCAAGTATTCACTGGTTTGTATTCAGGTGTATATAATCAAATATTTACAGGAACGTTTGCTGGAGCATATATCCAATTTTTTACAGGTAGCTACACAGGTGGATATACAGGAACGTTCTCTGGAAGCTACACGGGAGCCTATACAGGCTTCTTTACTGGAGCATATACAGGAGCGTATACAGGATCGTTTACTGGTCAATATACAGGTAATTTTATAGGTAATTATCAGGGTAATTTTACTGGTTTGTTTAACCAAGCATTTACCTCAGCATTTACGGGTGTTTATACAGGGGCTTTCACTGGTCAATTTACAGGTCAATACTCTAGTGTCTTTACTGGGCAATACACACAACAATTTACAGGATCCTTTACAGGTGTGTATACAGGTGTGTATTCGAGAACTTTTACTGGATCTTTTACAGGGGATTATAACTCTGTACCAGTATATACAGGAACTTTTTCAGGAGTATACGTTGCCACTTATGGTCAAACATTCACAACAAGCTTCTCCACTTTTGTAACCAGTTACAGCACCTCATTCACCGGACAGTACTCAAGTGTATACACAGGAACGTCTATATTAGGATTCTCTGGCGGTTACACAAAAGCTTTCACAGGTACAGGTACATATTCTTCTATATTCTCAGGGCTATATACAAATACACCTGGACAATATATAGGAGCTTGGTCGGGGTTGACTATTACGTCTACTCCGGAGACAATACAAACAACAAAACTATGGGTAAGGGTAGCATAAAATGAAGCGTACAATTGTAAATCCACACTGGGTCAATAATGCAAGAACAGTGATATCAGCAGAGTTTCACTATAGTGATGGCCGTGTCGTGGCAGCATCAATTTCTGAAAGTGAACAAACAAATCCGGATCTTGTTGAGATTAAACAGAAGTTTACCAATGAAGAGTTGGAAGCAAACACACGTAAAAAGATTTTGCAAATAAATGCAGAGCGTGAAAGAAAAAAACAAGAAGAAGAAGCAAAGGCTCAGCGTAAGCTTCAGGAAGAATTGTTTGCAGCAAAGTTAAAGATTTTTGAGATTGAGTCTATAAAAAATTCAACGAATAGATCTTTGAAGTCGCGTATTCGTAAATCGAAAAGTGATGTGGAAGCTCTTGCTTGGGCTGCAGCATTGATGCTCAATGAAGCACAGCAGCAGGGAGAGGAATTATCTCAAGTACAAACGACAGAAGCGGAATAACAATGACAGTTCGTAATGGTTTTTTGATTGTTGCCTCACAACAAAAAGAGTATCTTGACTCGGCAAATTATCTTGCTAACACAATAAAAGATAACTACCCCGAAGCTCATGTCACACTCTTTACAACGCCGGATCTAGAAAAATTTGCTGATCGTATAGCGTTTGATATCGTTATATATGAAGACGTTCCTAACCACGTGAGAACCAAGTTATATGCTCTGAGTAGAACACCCTACACAAACCTCACTGCGTATGTTGATGCTGACATGGAGTGTATGCATGAGGATGTATCAACAATATGGGATCAAATTCCTGATGATTGTGATATTTTGATTACAAAAATTAGACCCTACAACGGTAAAGAAGATAGGTGGCCAGGTGGAGACACTATACCAAAAGGGCGTATGGTCTACCATGGTGGATTCTTCATGTATAGAAACAATCCGCAAACAATAGAGTTTGTGGAAAGATGGTGGCAGGATTACTACAAACAAAGACGAGAGCCATGGCCTTATCCAGAAAGTGAAATCCGTAAGTCGTTCGGACAATGGGATCAATTCACATTTTGGAAGTTGCTTGAAGTTGATAAACTACCTGTTAATGTTCAAGTTTTTAAAGACGATGCGAGGTGGAACTTTGTTAACGGATACCGTCCAAACGAAACTAATCAACCAATTATTTTTTGGCATCACACTATCCCATCTAAACACAAAAACATAGGCTTGTAAGTATGAAAGAAATCCCAATTAACAACAGTGAGTTAAAACAGATTCTTGACAGCTGGCTTCAGGTTTTGTTAAGAGCGGACCGATCTTCCTATCCCTACGATGCAGGGGTTGGAAAGGAAGGTCCTGTGACGCCGGAATATGCAACTGGTATGGAATATCTTGCACACATGCAAGGAAAGAAAGTCGATGGATTTCCAGAAAAAACACTAGGCGTTGATTTGATGAGGTTCCGTCCTCCACAACAGTCGCTTGCTGAAGCGTTGTTAAAGTTGGATCACAATCTAATGAACTGGTCCGGCTCGCGTAATAATGCTGTGAAGATGTTATATCCAAAAGGTGGATACATGGGCTGGCATCACAATGCTAATGCATCTGGTTACAATATTCTTCTTTCTTGGTCGGAAAAGGGAACTGGATTCTTTAGATATCAAGATCCTATTACTAAAGAAATTGTAACTATGCAGGACACGCCAGGATGGACGTGTAAGGTAGGTTATTATGGCGCCTGGCATCAGCCAGATAAAATTTACTGGCATTGTGCTAGTGCAGCGGAAGAAGAACGTGTTACTTTAGGGTATATTATTCCACACGAAGGTATGTGGCAAAATATGTGTGATGATATTCAATCAGCATAGTGCTTTTGATACACTTTTAGATAATCATCAATAGTTGTAGGACCATTGAGCAACACAACAGGTATTGTGTTTGTTATCTCAACAAACTTGCTGGGCCTGTATCCTTTTGTAATTGGATCGTATATAACATTTTCTTCATAGTCTACGCCGTATAGAAAAGAATAAAATTTCCGAACCGGAAAATATCCAATGTTAACGTTTATGTTTTCTTTTTCATAAAACATGAAAGAATCCATTCCCCAGTGATATTTGTTCATAAACATCTCCGGATCCTTCATTACATATTCCCATATAGCTCTTGTTCGTGGGGCTTGCCACAACATACAGCTACTGTTAAACGGGTGATGAAATATTGGGAATCCGTAGGGGTGTTTTTGACGCCATTCTGCGTCAATGACAGTTAGATCATTTTGTTCAAATAGAATATCGTCAACACTTCCTTTTATTACGATATCGAGATCAAAGTATATTCGTGGACAATTTGGTAGCTGTTGATCAATAAATTTACTAAACAAGAACATTTTGTTGTATACAACAACATCAAGACCGTGCTCGACAAAGTCTATTATATTGATATTGGGATCTATTCCATCTGTATTGTCAGTGTAACAAAAAAAGTCAAACGGGTGGGTGATGTGTCGTTTACACATTTTATATAAATTGTTTACCATGAAGCTGGGATATTTGGTACCCAGTTTCACACAAATGATAGCAAAGTGACCCATATGTACGAATATTTAATAAATGTTTCATCTATACTTAGGTCGGATATAGATCAACACGACTTTGGAGATTCTTTGAGTAAAACGCAGTATACGTCAAAAAAATGGCTAATTGATAGCTTGGCTAATCAACAATACAAGCGGAACCCCTCAGTACTTGTTCTCGGTGGATGGTATGGTAGCTACCTCGTACCAATGCTCAATGAATTCATTCAACCGTCAAGAATTTATTTTAACGATATCAATGAGAGATATATCGAAGTTGCCAAAAGGCTACACCGACAGCCAAACATATCATTTCATCATTTTGATGCAACCTTCACATACAAACACTTCAACGCTGACATAGTGATTAACACATCGTGTGAGCACATGTCCGAGTACACGGAGATGTTGAAAGAAGGGCCACAGTGTCTGTATGTGCTTCAAACATGTGATAACAAAAATGATCCTGGACACGTTAACATATCATCCTCAACGGAGGAGTTCTTGAAGAAATTAGATTTGAGTAGGGTGACGTTTGCAGCGAGACGTAATCTTGGTCACAAGAATAGGTTCATGGTTATTGGCCAAAAGTGAACAGTTTTTGGTTATATAAATAAACGAGAAAAACAAAAACCGACTGCGCCATGGCAATAAAAGCAAATCTCACAATTGATCAGGGAACGGATTATTCAACCTCAATCACCCTCACGGATGATGAGGATAACATTGTTTCTCTTGTGGGGTATACAGCAAGTGCGCAATTAAGAAAAACATACAGTTCATCTAACTCCGTATCATTTTCTACAGAAATAACAGAAGCACAGGGTGTAGTAACGTTATCTTTAACAGACACGCAAACGGCAAACATTACACCGGGTAGGTATGTCTACGATGTTATCCTTACTGTAGGCACAACAACAACGCGGATTGTTGAGGGGATCGTTACTGTGACGCCAAGGGTAACGAGATGAGCGCAGGTATAAAAGTTAAATTATCAGGTGGGGTTGTTGAACCAATTACACCAATTACGTTAAAAAACACAATTCAGGCGGATGCCAATAGACGTCTAGACAGTCTATTGGATGTGGTAGGTGATAATGCGAACACGGTCGCAGGAAGCACTCTTGTTTATGATCCAGGCACTGACAGATATATTGTCAAACTACTAGACTTAGATGGGGGAAGCTTTTAATGGCTAACTTAATTCAGATTAAAAGAAGTACGGCTACCGATGCACCAGTATCTGGTAGTTTAGTAACAGGTGAGTTAGCTTACTCGTTATTAAGCACATCCAACTCGTTGTTTGTCGGTGATGGATCGAATAATGCTATCCGCATAGGTGGTGGTAAGTATCTTTGGTTACATCAAGCAAACGTTTCATCTCCAGGTGCACTTACTGCTAACGCGGTTGTTGTTACCAACGGTAATGGTTATGTTACCGAATGGAAAACAAACAAGCTGATTGTTGGATCCGATGGTACTACTGTCAACGTCACAAGTATCTCAACCGCCGCAAACAGTACACAAATAGGTGCTTCTGCTGGTGGCTCAAATACGGAACTTGTAACCTCTTATGCAATTAAGACATATGTTGAAGGATATGTTCTTGATGCAAAACCTATTGTTACAAACACACAAGTTGGTTTTGGTAATTCATCAAACTTTTTGACGAGTTCAAGTGATTTCAAGTTTGATGATACAACAGATACACTAACAATTGGTAACACAACTGTTAATACTGCTGTCACACCAACGACAATCACCACAGGTGGTACAGTAAACGCCACAGCACTTAATATTGGTGCTAACGTAAACGTTTCAACAACACAAATCAATGTTGGTAACTCTACAGTTAATACGCAGATCAACGGTGCGTCCGTTGCTGTAAATGGAACAACAGAAAGTTCAAACACAACAACCGGTGCAGTAACTATTGCTGGTGGTTTGGGTGTTGTAAAGAAAATAAACGCGGCTGAAGTTGCCGTTGGTAACACAACAGTCTACACTGCCATAACAGGTGTTGCAGTATCAACCATCAACGTTTTTGCAACCGGTACGGTTAACGCTTCGGTGTTAAGTGTTGGTTCTTCAGTGATTGCAAATAGTAGCGGCTTATTCACATCAGGTACTGTTAATGGAGCTGTAGTTAGTGTTGGAACAAGTTTTAAAGCAAATACAACGGAAACAAGTGTAACCACGTTGATGACAACTGGTAATGTTAATACTACCGGTACAGTTAACGCAACAGTTGGTTTTAATGTAGGTGCAAATGTAAATGTAAATACAACATCCATTGGCGTTGGTAATACAACAGACAATGTTACAATCACACAAGGTGGTATCACTGTTGGTAATACAATAGGCAATGTTACAATTACACAAGGTGGTATCACTGTTGGTAATACAACTGTTGGTACAGTCAATGCTGTTGCTATAAACGTTGGTGCAAACGTAAATCTAACAACGACAGAGATTGATGTAGGAAATAGCACGACAAATGCTGTTTTAACATCGACAACTATTAAGGTTGGGTCAGCAACAGAGAATACGGTTATAACTGGCTCTGCGATTACAACAACAGCTACTGTTGCATCGGGTAACACAACTATTACTGGTTTTGTAAATGCAAGTAGCTACGGTACTTTTGGTGGTACTGTAAACGCCACAGCACTTAATATTGGTGCAAATGTTAATTTAACTTCCGATCGTATTAACGTAGGTAACTCTACAGTTAATACATTTATTACACCAACTGCAATTGAAACAGATGGTACGTTAACAGTACTGGGTGCTGCAACACTTTCAAATACATTAAGTGTTACAGGTCTAATGACAATGAGCTCAGCCAACCTAACGTCTTCTTTGAACGTTGTTGGAGCAGCTACAGTAAACGGTGCTTTCCTTGTTAATAATACAGCGTCCGTTGGTAACACAACAATCAGCGGAACAGCAAACGTAACTTCCTCAATCAACGTTGTGGGTGCAGCAACTGTTAATGGTGCACTTACCGTCAACAATACAGCAGCTGTTGGTAATACGACAATCACTGGCTTTGCTAACGTTTCCTCAACACTTAATGTTGTTGGTGCAGCTACTGTAAACGGTGCGTTGACAGTTAACAATACGGCAGCATTAGGTAACACAACTATCACTGGTTTTGCAAATGTATCATCTACTCTGCAAGTAAGTGGTAACGCATCTTTTGCGCAAAATGCATCTGTAACAGGTCACTTGTCAGTTGGTACATTCCAGACGGGCGATGCAACAATTAGTGGTAACTTAACCATTACTGGTACACTGACAACAGTAAGTGCAAACAATCTTACAGTGACAGATTCGCTGATTCAACTTGCATCAAACAACACAACGTCCGATGTTCTTGATATTGGTTTCTTTGGAAGCTACGAAGCTGGTGATGCGGGTGATCATGAGCATACTGGCTTGTTCCGCGATGCAAGCGATGGTGGTGTGTACAAACTATTCCAGAATCTAGAGCCATCACCAACAACGACTGTAGATACAGCCAATGATACGTTCCAAATTGCAACGTTGCAAACCTTCCTCAAAACAGGTGGTGCTGGTGCTTCAGGTCTTATTGCTAACGCAACTACAATTGCACTAACGGCAAACAGTACTCTAAATGTTGCAATTGTAGCGAACACGCTGTCTCTAAGCACAGCGCTACCAGGTACTTCGGGTGGTACCGGACTTGCTTCGTTTACAGTAGAAGATATTTTAGTTGCTAATTCATCAAACGGATTCAAAGCTTTAGCAAAAGGTACAGAGGGTACCGTACTGCAGATATCAAGTGGCGTTGTTGCCTACACAACTTTGGATGGTGGAACATTTTAATACTTGAGAGGTAATTATGGAAGTTGATTTGGTTAATGTATTTGTTGAAAAACAACGTGATGTTATAAATGACTTAATGGCACGAAACATTATGCTTGAAGCAAGGTTGACTGTCGCTGAGAGACATGCTGTAAAAGCTACAGAACTTAGTGAAAAGCTTTCCAATACGGAGGGACAAGTAAAGATGCTGCATGAACAAAATGCAGCTATGAACGCTTCTATTGAAAATCTCAGAAAACAGGTGAGTTCTTTTGAGGCTGAAAAAGCGGAAAGTGAAAAATCAATAGTGCTGCTCAGCGAGCAAGCAAAGAAAACCGTAGAGTTACAAGCACTTGTTAATAAATTGACCCTTGAGAAAGAATCACAAAAGGCTAAAGCTGATAGATTGAAGAAAAAAGTTCAAGAGATAGCAACGGAGTAACAAAAACCATGGCTAATAAGCTACAGCTTAAAAGAACAACCGTTTCAGGACGTGTACCAAACACAACAAACTCATCAAATACAACATTTATTGATGCTGGTGAGCTTGCTATTAATCTACCTGATGGAAAACTGTTTTCTTCAAATGGGTCTGTTGCGTTTGAGGTTGGATCTAATTTATCGCTAATTAGTGTGGGTGCTAATACATTCTTTTCCAACAGTACCGTTGTAAAAATTACAACAAATGATACGCTGACGTTTGCTGATAATACAACACAAAATACAGCTTTCCGCGTTTACGACTCTTCAGGAACCCGCATTGCATAAATATTATAAAAAGGAGATATTATGGCGGTTCCATCATCAAGAGCAGAATTTAAAGAATACTGCCTTCGTAAATTAGGTAAGCCTGTAATAGAAATCAACGTGGATGACGATCAGGTAGAAGATCGTATCGATGAATCTATTCGTTATTACTGGGATTATCACTTCGATGGCACGGAGAAGGTTTACTATAAACATGCTGTAACGGAAGCAGATAAAGCTAACAAATACATAACACTTCCGGAAAATATTATTGGTGCGGTGAGAGTATTTCCAATTGGTGATCCTTCTATCAGATCTGATGATATGTTTAACATTCGCTATCAGATTGCGTTGAACGACCTATACACCCTAACTGCATATTCCATGATTCCTTATTACATGGCTATGCAGCATCTTGCATTGATATCTGAGTTTCTTGTTGGTCAGCAGCCAATTCGTTATAGCAGACACCGCGACCGTTTATTCATTGACACGAAGTGGGACAATTACAATGTAGGAGACTTTATCCTTGTGGAAGCGTATGAGGTGCTTGATCCCGATACATTCTCCGAAGTGTGGTCAGATCGCTGGTTGCAGAACTATTGTACAGAGAAAATTAAGTATCAGTGGGGATCCAATCTCACCAAATTTACTGGTATGCAACTACCTGGTGGTGTGCAGTTCAATGGTGAAAAAATTATGAATGATGCAAAAGATGCAATTGAGGCAATGGAAAAAGACATGATTCTTAATTACAGCCTGCCTGTTGCAGATATGATTGGGTAATCTTTTGGCTACCAACTTCTTCTTTAACAACTTTACAAATAGCCAAGAGCAAGTTCTTTTGGAAGATTTGATTATTGAGTCTATAAAAATTTATGGACTTGATATGTTTTACTTGCCAAGAAATACGGGATCGGTAGATGGTATCTGGAGTGAAGATGCGCGTCGTAGCTACACAACAGCTATTCCTGTAGAGTTGTATATTAAGAACGTTGAAGGATTTGAGGGGGAGGGTGATTTTCTTTCCAAGTTTAACTTACAGATCCGCGATCAAATTACATTTACTATTGCTCGTCGTACTTTTTCAAATGAAATTGGATCAGCAGATGCTGCTACTGGTGATACCGCAAGAGAGCGACCACAAGAGGGTGATCTAGTCTACTTCCCGCTCAATAAGAAGATATTTGAAATAAGATTTGTTGAGCATGAATCGATCTTCTATCAGCTAGGTTCGCTGCAGGTTTATGATTTGAAATGTGAATTGTTTGAGTATAGTAATGAATACTTTGATACGAAGATTGCTGCTATCGATCGCTTAATGGAGAATTACAGTCTTGGTCTCGAGGCAGATGGTATTCTAACAGAGGATGGTTATCTTCTTACAGATGAGCAGGGGTATCCACTTGTTCAAGAAGATTATGATATTAATGTGGCCGATCCATCTGCACAAAACGATGATTTTGAAACCGTTGGAGATTCAATCATCGATTTTACAGAGCGTGATCCTTTTAGTGAAGGGACATACTAATGTTTGGACATACCTATTATCACGGTGTTGTAAGAAAGTATGTTGCTCTCTTCGGTACACTATTCAATGATATCTACCTTAATAGATATGATGCGGACACGGATATTAATCAAAGTGTGAAGGTACCAATTAACTACGGTCCCCGCGAAAAAGTGCTTGCTCGTGTTGTGTCTGATCCTGAGTTGAATAAAATGCCAGCAATCCAACTTCCAAGGATGACGTTTGAGATTGCTAGTATGTCTTATGCAAGCACTCGCAAACTTAATACACTTGGAAAAAGATACAAACAAGATGCATCAGACCTAAACAAACTGTCATATCAATACAATCCTGTTCCATATGATATAGGGTTTACATTATCAATTATAGTAAAAAATGCAGAAGATGGTGCAAACATAGTTGAGCAAATTCTTCCTTTCTTCACTCCTGAATGGACAACGACTGTTGAGCTTATTCCGGAAATGGATATTACTGTTGACATTCCTGTTGTTCTCAATAGCGTTGATGTACAAGATGATTATGAAGGTGACTATGTAACTCGTCGTAGTTTAATATGGACGTTAAACTTCACAATGAAAGCATACGTATTTGGACCTGTACGTAAGAGTGGTGTTGTTAAATTTGCAAACACAAATATATACGATAACACCTCAACACCAAATTTACACCTTTCTTCGATAGATACGCGTCCGGGTCTAACAGCCAACGGCACACCAACAAGCAATGCAGAGTTGACAATAGCACTTGGTGAGATAGACTCAAATGATAATTATGGTTATATTATAACAGTGACGAAACCTTAATTTATGAAAAATGATCAAATTGCTCAAACATTAGATCTTGCACCTCTAGATCAACAACCTGTTGCTGTTGTTTCAAATTATGGCGACACACAGGTCACTGATGATTTTGAGTATGCACGAGGCAACTTAATTGCTGCAATTGAAAAAGGACAGGAAGCATTAACTAGTATTGTTGATGTTGCTGGAATGTCTCAACACCCACGTGCGTTTGAGGTCGTTGCTACTTTACTCAAAACAGTAGCGGATGCTAACAAAGATTTACTCGAGCTTCAAAAACGTAAAAAAGATCTGACCGGAATAGGTCCAGCACCAACAACAGTAAACAATAATCTGTTTGTTGGAAGCACTGCAGAGCTACAGAAATTGATAAAGAAACAGAATGAGCAAAGTAAATGAGTCATATCTTGGCAATCAAAACTTAAAACGTTCAAACGTTAAGCACGAATGGACTCCTGATCAGATTAAGGAGTGGATGAAATGTGCGAAGGATCCAGTATATTTTATTGAAACATATATTAAGATTGTTAACGTTGATAAGGGTTTGATCAACTTTAACCTCTACGATTATCAAAAAGATATTGTTGAGTTGTCTATTGAGGAGCGTTTTGTAATTTGCAAGATGCCTCGTCAGTGTGGTAAGACAACAACTCTTGTTGGTATTATGTTGTGGTATGTATTGTTCCATGACAATTATAACGTTGCTATCCTTGCACACAAAATGCAACAGGCGCGAGAAATTCTTTCGCGTATCCAGCTTGCATATGAACATCTTCCTAAGTGGATTCAGCAAGGTATTATTGAGTGGAACAAGGGAAACATTGAGCTTGAGAACGGATCGAAGATCCTCGCATCAGCTACTTCCTCAAGTGCAATTCGTGGTGGATCTTTCAACCTCGTATACCTAGACGAGTTTGCGTTCGTTGATAACAACATGCAAGAAGACTTCTTTGCATCTGTTTACCCAACTATTTCTTCTGGTAAAACTTCCAAGGTACTAATTACCTCAACACCTAACGGTCTGAACATGTTCTACAAGATATGGACAGACAGTGAAGAAGGCAAAAACGACTATAAGAGAATTGATGTCCATTGGAGCCAGGTTCCAGGTAGAGATCAGAAGTGGCGTGAAGAGACAATTCGCAATACATCGGAAGAACAGTTCCGTGTTGAGTTTGAGTGCGAATTTATTGGTTCTTCACATACATTAATAAGTGCTACTAAGTTAAGAGTTTTACGATCAGTTGCACCAACACTGAGTAATCCAGATACAAAAATATTTGCGCAACCTGTACCGGGTAGGCAGTACTTTACTGTTGTAGACACAGCTAGGGGTGTGGAAGGAGACTACTCTGCTTTTGTTGTCTTTGATGTATCGGAGCTTCCGTATAGAGTGGTTGCTTCGTACAAGAACAATATGATATCTCCTTTGATGTATCCCAACATAGTGTTCCAATTGAGCAAACATTATAACAGTGCGTATGTTCTTGTCGAGACGAATGACATTGGCGAGCAGATTGCAAACATTCTTCAGCACGATCTAGAATACGAGAATGTACTTACAACAATTAATAATGGAAGAAGCGGTCAGGTAATATCGCCAGGGTTTGGTCAAGCTACTCGTTTAGGCGTTCGAACCACAAAAGCAGTTAAACGTATCGGTTGTATGGGCCTGAAGACTCAAGTTGAGTCAGACAAGCTGGTTATTAATGACGAGAGAATTCTCTACGAGTTATTCCGTTTTGTAAACATTGGTGATAGCTACGAAGCAGAAGAGGGGCACGATGACCTTGTAATGTGCCTTGTTTTATTTGCTTGGGCAATGGGTCAGTCTTATGTTAAAGAATTGACAAGCGTGGATTTGAGACAGAAATTAGAACAGGAAAATGAAGATGCGTTTGAAGAAAGTATGATGCCTATTGGTATTATTGATAGGGGTGGTGCTGTGGAGCCAATGATGTTAGCTGCAAGAAAGAATGATGACTCATGGCTTTTTGCTGGGGATGATGAGTTCGATGCGCGAATGATGGAGAGGCATGGAGCAGCATATCATTAAGAGCAGAAACCCTGGAATTATAAATACCATCAACTAATCTTTAGTTTTCTACATAAAAAAAACCTCAGAGGGGAGATAGACATGCCATTTCAAGTTAGTCCTGGCGTAAATGTATCTGAAATTGACCTAACAACAGTTGTCCCCGCAGTATCTACAACAGAAGGTGCCCTTGCCGGTGTGTTCCGTTGGGGTCCTGTCGGAGAGCGTGTTCTCGTTGATTCAGAAACCAATCTAACAGCTAGATTCGGTAAGCCAACAAATCATAATGCAGAAACATTCTTTACTGCAGCAAACTTTCTATCGTACGGTAATAAATTATATGTTACCCGTATAGCAAATACAACATCTAATAACACAGCTACCGTTTGCCGTAATGCAGTTGCAAACGTAGCTGCTATTTCAAACTGGAGCAGTTCAAACAACACTGCAAACAGTGAGAATGCACTCTATGTTATTAAGAATGATGATCATTTTACTTCAACAGCGGAAGCAAGTATTGAGGCAAGCGGCGATGCAGATGTAAAATATATTGCCAAGTACCCAGGTGCTCTTGGAAACTCGTTGAAGATTTCTGTTTGCCCTTCACCAAATGCTTACAGCTACGACGTGTTCAATGTTCTTGCAGCAAATGCAGAAGTAAGTGGTGCAAACTCAGTAGTAAGCGCAACAATTGGTTCAGCAAATCTTGTATTCAGAGTGTTACTAGGTTCCGGAACAGTTTCGGATACAGCAGCAAAAGCAACATCTATGCTTGATGTTGTGAACATTGGCGATTACATTGAAGTTGGTAACTCAAGTATTGGTTTGCAATACATGCGCGTTGTTGCAAAGAGCGCTGTTGCTGATGCAAACTCAACAGGTGGTACAACATCTAATACAGAGTCACGCTTCACTCTAACTTGTGAAGACAGCTACAGCCTTTCACAAAACTTCTCTGCAAATACAGTAGCACGTAAGTGGGAATACTGGAACGTAGTGGATACTGCTCCAGGTATCAGTGCATATCAGTCAAGTTTCGGCGGTGCTGCAAACGTAAACGTTGATGAACTTCATGTTGTTGTAAGTGATGAAGATGGTGCGTTCACTGGTGTACCAGGTACAGTGCTTGAAGTCTTTGGTGGCCTATCACGTGCAACTGACGCAAAGACAGAAGATGGTTCAACCAATTACTACAAGACCATTATTAATCAAAATTCAAATTACGTTTGGGTTGTAAAGGATCTTACAGGCGCAGTTAGTGCTGTTGCGACAAGTATAGCTAACTCGACAGCAGCTGCTGCAACAACACTATCGTTTATTGACGGTACTGATGCACAAGATGAAAACAACGTTGCAGTTGGTACTGTATTGAGTGGTTACGATCTTTACGCTTCAGCGGAAGATGTTGATGTATCGTTGCTGCTGACAGGTGTATCACGTGGTGGTACAAACGGTGAGCAAGTTGCAAACTATCTAATCGATAATATTGCAGAAAAACGTAAAGACTGTGTTGTGTTTGTGTCGCCACAGAAAGCTGACTTGATTGGTGATCCAGGCGATGAGATTTCAAACATTGTTACATTCCGTAACTCACTAAGAAGCACTTCTTATGCAGTTATTGATTCGGGATACAAGTATCAATACGACAAGTACAATGACCTATATCGTTGGATTCCACTGAACGGTGACATTGCTGGTCTGTGTGTACGTACCGACGACACAAGAGATCCTTGGTTCTCACCTGCTGGTTTTAACCGCGGTCAGATCAAGAACATTGTCAAACTAGCGTACAACCCACGTCAAGCAGATCGCGATGTTCTGTACAAAGCTGGTATCAACCCTGTTGTTACTTTCCCAGGTCAGGGTACTGTTCTGTATGGAGACAAGACTCTACTTGCTAAGCCAAGCGCATTTGATCGTATCAATGTACGTCGTCTGTTCATCGTGCTTGAAAAGGCAATTGCAACGGCTGCTAAATTTACTCTGTTTGAGTTCAACGACGACTTTACTCGTGCACAGTTCCGCAATCTAGTTGAGCCGTTCCTACGTGATGTCCAGGGACGCCGTGGTATTTACGACTTCAGGGTTGTGTGTGACGAAACAAACAACACTGGTGAAGTTATTGATCGTAATGAGTTTGTTGGTGACATTTATATTAAACCTGCTAAGAGCATCAACTTCATCCAGTTGAACTTTGTTGCTGTTAGAACTGGTGTTGAGTTCTCCGAAGTTGTCGGTCAGTTTTAATCAATAAATAGAGACAAAGGAGAACAAACATGGCGTTTAATGTAAACGAAATTAGAAGTCAACTAACACTGGGGGGAGCCCGCGGCTCCCTTTTCCAAGTTGCTTTTAATAACCCAGCAAACAGTGTAGCCGATATTAAGGCACCTTTCCTTATTCGTGCAGCACAAATACCAGAGTCGACACTTGGTACGATCGAAATTCCTTATTTTGGTCGGAAGGTAAGACTAGCTGGTGATAGAACGTTCGGTGATTGGACAGTAACCGTTATTAACGATGAAGACTTCCTAATCCGTAACTCATTAGAAGAGTGGTCAAACAGAATCAACTCACTGCAGGGTAACCTGCGTGCTTTTGGCTCTGCTGCACCTCTCCTATATAAGTCAACGGCTGAAGTAACACAGTTCTCAAAGACAGGTGTTCCAATCCGTAAATATAAGTTCAATGGTATCTACCCTTCGTCGATTTCTGCAATCGATCTGAACTGGGGTGATACTGATTCGATTGAAGAGTTTCAAGTTACCTTCCAATACGATTGGTGGCAAGTGAGTGGCGGCATCACCGGACAGGCTGGTGGAGCTTAATAGAAGAGGGCGACGAAAGTCGCTCACTTCTTTAATGGAGTAATTATGGCAACCTTGTTTGGATTCGAGATCCGCCGTGCGGAAGATCCGAAAGTAGAGCAACAAAAGCAACCAACTTTTGCACCTGAAATCACTGATGATGGTGCAGTCGTTGTTGCTGCTGGTGGAGCGTATGGTACGTATATTGATTTGCAGGGTGCTGCTCGTACAGAGGCAGAGCTTGTAACAAAGTATCGTGAAATGTCGATGCATCCCGAAGTGGAAAGAGCAGTTGATGATGTTGTTAATGAAGCTATTGTGATTGATCCTAACAAGAAAATTGTTCAGATTAATCTTGATGACACAAAGCTGTCAGCAAATATAAAAAAGTTAATTACACAAGAGTTTGATACCGTTCTTGGTTTACTTAACTTTGAGAAATCAGGTTTTGATCTTTTTAAGCGCTGGTATGTTGATGGTAGAATGTACTATCACATCGTTATTGACGTTACAAGGCCTGGTGATGGTATAAAAGAACTTCGTTACATTGATCCTCGTAAGCTACGCAAGATTAGAGAAGTAAAGCGTAAAAGAAACAAGGGTAGTGATACTGTAACGACAGAAAAGGTACAAGAGTATTTTATATACAATGAAAAGGGATTCCAAAATAAAGCTGGTGAGGTTGGTACAGCAACAACAGTACAAGGCTTGAAGATTTCTCTTGATAGTATTGTACATGTTACATCTGGTATCCTTGATCCGAACAACACACTTGTTCTATCTTATCTACACAAAGCAATCAAGCCTCTCAATCAGTTGAGAGCACTTGAAGATGCAACAGTTATCTACCGTATTTCACGTGCGCCAGAGCGCCGTATATTTTACATTGATGTAGGTAATCTACCAAAGATGAAGGCGGAGCAATATCTCCGTGATATGATGACTCGTCATAAGAATAAAGTTGTGTACGATTCATCGACGGGTGAGATCCGTGACGATCGTAAGTTCATGACAATGTTGGAAGATTATTGGTTTCCACGCCGTGATGGATCACGTGGAACAGAAATTACAACTCTACCAGCAGGTCAGAACCTAGGACAGATGGAAGACGTGGAATACTTCCAAAGAAAGCTGTATGAATCGTTAAGCGTACCTGTAACACGCTTACAATCAGAAGCAACTTTTTCGTTTAGCCAAGATGCAGAAGTGTCTCGCGACGAAATGAAGTTTGTAAAGTTTATTGAGCGTGTACGCACAAGATTCAATCATTTGTTCCTCGAGGCTCTACAGAAGCAGTTAATTCTTAAAAACGTAATGACGTTAGAAGATTGGCAGGCTATCGAGCAGTCAATCAGCTTTGATTACGCACAAGATAATTATTACGAGCAGCAAAAAAATACAATTGTGTTGCGTGACAGAATGTCTACTCTTCAACTTGTCGACCCATATGTCGGCCGCTACTTCTCTAACGAGTGGGTACGTAAGAATGTACTATTCCAATCGGAAGAAGAAATGCAAGAGATGGATGAACAGATTATGGCAGAGCAGGAGAACCCGCTCTATCAACAACAATCAGATGAGAATGGTAACCCCATACCAGGTGGTAATGCACCAGCTGGTATGACGCCTCAAGGCCCGCAACCAGGTGGTGTTAGCTCGGTCGCTCCCGGTGATCAAAATAACTAAATAATTGGAGAAAAAAATGAGTGACAAACAATTTACTATCGATGATATGATTGGTGCAGCAACAAAAGAAAGTCCAAGTGAGTTTCAGTCTGCATTTAACTCTTTAGTGCTTGATAAAATTTCTGATGCAATTCAAGCAAAAAAGATCGAAGTCGCAAAGAATTATTTTAACTACGAAGACGAGTCTGAGGAAGGTTCAGAAGAGGAAACCTCTGCTGAGTTAGATACAGATGATAACGAGGAAACATCCGATGAAAACATTGAAGCAACTGCTGGAAAAGACGGAGAAGCCTGAGCCAACAGCTCCTATTGAGCCTGACTCTGTTACATCCTATGTCCCAAAGACAAAGGATGAAAAACGCTTTATGGACAAACATGTCGTAAAGAAGACAGATGATGTAAATGGAAACGGCGACGATCACTTCCGTGCAACCAATATCAAGGCATATGATCGTGCTGCGACTCGTCACGGATACAACACCAAGCAAGATCAAGAAGTATATGAACAAAAGACACTTACACAGATCCTTGGTGAAAAGAAACTGACATCTGCTGAAATGAAGAAGCGTGAGGATGTTGCTCAAGCAATTGAACGTGATAATCCTAGCATGCCAATGGGAAAGAAAATGGCGATCGCAACAGCAACAGCTAAGAAGGTTGCTGAGGAGACTGAGCAGATTGACGAGTTGAAAAAGTCAACTGTTAGGTCATATATGAATAAAAAAGTTGATCGTATTCACAAAGATGCTGATCTTCAATATCCCTTCAAAGCAAAACCAATCTCTAAAAAAGAAGCTGAAAAAAATACTAAAGATTTGATGAGAGGCCATGCAAGACTATCCGGTGTTAAGCCAACATCAGAAGAAGTTGAGTTGGATGAAGCGGCCCGTCATGATCAGTACGTAACATATCATGCTGGCGTTAAAGATATGTTAAAGAAAATTGGAGCACATGTTGATGCTCATAAAGAAGCTGCAATGGCACCCACTGAATATAATAAAGAAAAGGGTGGCAACATGCATTCAGGTCATACGTACACGATGAAGAATTTACATCGTACGTTGCAAGATCTGCATGATGATTTACAACAGTCTGTTGAATATGCACAACCTCCAAAGCCAATGAAGATGAAAGAAGATGTTGATCTTTTTGACTGCTTCGAAGAAGGCGTGCGTGAGCAAGTAAAGAGTGTGTATGAGCAGCTGGATGACGAGCACAAACAAGTAATGATTGAGATGATCGAGGCTGAACAGTATGAAGAAGTTGTAGAGGTAGTTAGTGAGGTGTTAAATGGCTGAGACAGTCAAATTAATTGGTACACAAATATCTCTTACAACAGCAAATACTGTATCCACAGCTAGCTGTGTAAGAGTTTACGCAACAGCTAACGCAGTAATTACGGTTGCAAACGTTGGTGGCACGATTGGTACATGCACGGTACCTGGTGGAACGGTTGAGTACTTTATTAAACAGCCAACCGATACAATTGCAGCAAACGTTGCAGTTCTAGCCACATCAGTAGCATTCACGTAAGGACAAGTATGAAATTAATTACCGAATTAAATGAGGACGTGAAATACCTCGTCGAAGACAGAGATGGTAAAAAGCATGTCTTTATCGAGGGTGTTATCATGCAGGGCGAGATTGAAAATCGCAACGGCCGCATGTACCGTATCAATGTCCTCGAAAAAGAGATGCATCGCTACAACGAACAGTATGTTTCGAAGAACAGAGCATATGGTGAGCTGGGACACCCATCGGGTCCTACAATTAATCTTGAGCGTGCATGTATTATGTTTAAGAAACTGTACCGTGAAAACAATAACATCATGGGTAAAGCAAAGGTGCTTGATACCCCAATGGGAAATATTGTTAAGGGATTGATTAGCGAAGGTGCTTCGCTTGGTATTTCCTCACGCGGTATGGGTAGTATCAAAGAGAATGCAAAAGGAATTATGGAAGTGCAGGACGACTTCCATCTAGCTACTGCTGGCGACATTGTTGCTGATCCTTCTGCTCCTGACGCTTTTGTAAGAGGAATTATGGAAGGTGTTGAGTGGGTATGGGACAACGGTCTCCTTAAAGCGCAGCGAATTGAACAGTACAAAGAAGAAATTAATCGCGGTGCTCGTCAAAGAATATCCGAAGAAACTGCAATTAAAGTATTTAAACAGTTCTTCCAAGACCTTTCGAAAAAATAACTTTATAAATAAATAAAACGTCAAAGGAGCTTTAAATGACCGTAAAACAAAAACAACTGGACGAAAAGATCCAAACTGGTGGCGGTGCTACTGGTGTTGCTCATACAGCTGATCCTGTTGCAAAGAATGCAACTCTACCAGCTTCCAATCTTGGTAACGGTGAGAGCATGAATAAAATTGCTCACATTGCACCAGGTGAGGGTGAGGAAGAGACAAGCACAGAGAACAACGTTAAGACGACAAAAGACACAGCAGGCGGTAACAAAGCTTCTGTTGGTATGAAGGGTAGCGCTGCTACACCTGGCCAGTCTTACAGCTTTGCACCTAACAGTGTTAAGGAAGACGTTGACGCAATGTTTGCTGGTTCTGAATTGTCTGAAGATTTTAAAGAGAAAGCAACAGTAATTTTTGAAGCTGCAGTTACAGCTAAAATAAATGAAGCTATTGCTGATCTTGAAGAACAATACAACACAGCTCTTGAAGAAGAGTTGGTTAATATCCACGAAGACCTTACTGAGAAAATTGACCAGTACATGTCTTATGTTGCAGAGCAGTGGATGAAAGAAAATCAAGTTGCTATCGAGCACTCGCTACGTTCTGAGATTACAGAGTCTTTCATTGAGAAGCTAAAAGGCTTATTTGAGGAAAGCTATATTTCTGTTCCAGAAGAGAAGTTCGACGTTGTAGAAGGTATGCAACAAGAAGTAGAAGAAATTCAATCGAAGCTTGATGCAGTGATGGAAGAAAACATTACTCTGAAAAAATCGTTGAGTGAGTCTACTCGTAAAGAAATTTTTGCTCAGGTTTCCGAAGGACTTGCTGCTACTCAAGCAGAGAAACTGATGGCTCTTTCTGAAGGTGTTGAATACGACTCTTCAGAGAACTATCGTAAGAAGCTAGAGATTGTCAAAGAGAATTATTTCCCTTCTGACAAAGCATCGAGCAAGCAAAATCTTCTTGAACAAGTCGAAGAAGAAAGTGGCGAACCTGCAAAGGCAACTGTCAATAGCCCCGTGTCTTTCTATGCACAAGCTATTTCCAGAACGGTTAAAAAATAAATAAATCTAAATATTATCATTCCAACTAACTAAACCAAGAAGGGGATAGAGAAAATGTACCTTAATGAAGAAATTCAACAAAAGTGGGCTCCTGTATTAAACCACGACGATCTACCAAAGATCGAGCAGGCGCATAAGCGTTCTGTCGTGGCTCAGTTGCTCGAGAACACAGAGCGTGCTCTGATGGAAGCATCGGGCCAGGCTCCTGGTAGCCAGTATCTGGCAGAAGCAAACCCTGTTCCTATCAACAGCGGTGTTTCTGGTGGCGCTGGTAACATTGCTACTTTCGACCCTGTGCTGATTAGCCTGGTTCGTCGTGCAATGCCTAACCTGATTGCTTACGACATCTGCGGTGTGCAGCCAATGACTGGCCCTACTGGCCTGATCTTTGCAATGCGCTCACAGTACGGTAATACGACATCTGCAAACGTTGCAGAGACATTCTACAACGAAGTTAACACAGCATTCTCGACTGTTGTTTCTGGTGCTAACACACTTGGTAACAAGCACGTTGGTACGGTTCCTGGTAACACAACCTACACAGCAAACCTTGCTGAAGAAGGTGTCTACAACTTCGCAAAAGGTATGTCTGCAGCTCAAGCGGAAGCTCTGGGAACAGATAGCAATACAGCATTCCCACAAATGGGTTTCACAATCGACAAAGTGACTGTTACTGCTGTGTCTCGTGCTCTGAAGGCTGAGTACACAATGGAATTGGCACAAGACCTGAAAGCAATTCATGGTCTTGATGCTGAGACAGAACTGTCGAACATTCTGACTGGTGAGATCCTTGCTGAGATCAACCGTGAAGTTGTTCGTACAATCAACGTGACTGCTAAGCGTGGTTGCGATAGTGGTACAACAACTGCTGGTATCTTCGATCTTGACGTTGATGCTAACGGTCGTTGGTCTGTTGAGAAGTTCAAGGGTCTGATGTTCCAGATCGAGCGTGAAGCTAACCAAATTGCCAAAGACACACGTCGTGGCAAAGGCAACATCATCATCTGCTCTTCGGACGTAGCTTCCGCTCTGCAGATGGCTGGTGTTCTGGATTACACACCTGCTCTGAACAGCAACAACCTGCAAGTTGATGACACAGGCAATACATTTGCTGGTGTTCTGAATGGCCGTATGCGTGTTTACATCGATCCATATGCAACTGGTAACTACATGACTATCGGTTACAAGGGTTCGAGCGCATTCGATGCTGGTCTGTTCTACTGCCCATATGTTCCGCTCCAGATGGTTCGTGCTGTCGACCAAGACAGCTTCGCACCGAAGATCGGTTTCAAGACACGTTACGGCATGGTTGCAAACCCATTTGCACAAGGCCTGACACGTACTAACCTTGGCGCTATGATCAAGGACAGCAACGTGTACTATCGCCGTACACTTGTTCAGAATCTGCTATAATAATAACAATAGGCAGAGCTACTTAAAGGGGACTTCGGTCCCCTTTTTTATTGGATAAATACTTTCATCTAACTGATGGGAATGCCGATAATGAGTGCTATAGACAATCAACCTACCAATCCATCCTTTTTATCACCTCTTGGTTTCAAGATGACGATAAAGAGGACACCCAACATGAATTTCTTTGTGCAGAGTGTGTCTCTGCCAGGCGTATCGTTAGGAACAGCGGATGTTGAAACACCATTCACAAAGATTCCATTTCCAGGTACAAAGCTGACGTTTGGAAATCTTTCTGTGACATTCAAGGTCGATGAGGATATGAAAAATTACCTTGAAATGTTCAATTGGATGAAGGAGCTTGGTTTTCCTGACAACTTTGCTCAGTATCAAAGCATTGCTTCAAAGTCAATATATTCAGGAGAAGGTGTATTCTCTGACGTCACACTGCTTGTCCTTACAAGCGCAATGAATCCTAACCTTGAAATTAACTTCATTGACTGCTTCCCTGTTGACCTTTCAGAGCTTTCGTTTGATAGTACATCTGCTGATGTGGAATACCTAACAGCTACAGTAACGTTTGCAAACCGAAGATTTGATATAAGGCAATTACCGTAAAATGAAGTTCGAAGATATTATGATGATGTGGGAACAAGATTCAAAAATGGATAAGACAGAGTTGGGGGACGAAAGCTTAAAGATCCCTTTGCTGCATCACAAGTATTATAAGTTGTTTGTAGAAGAAAGTCTTCTCTTTAAGAAGCTCGAGCAAGACTACAAATCCATGTACAAACTCAAGTATGAGTATTATATGGGTGTGCTTGATGAAGAGACGTTGACAGAAATGAATTGGAAACCAAACGGGTTAAAAATTCTCAAACAAGATCTTACCATTTACACAGACGCAGATCAAGATCTCCAGCGTATTCAAGCTAAGATAGATATACAAAAGCAAAAGATTTCTTTTCTTGAGTCTGCTATTAAGACCATCAGTAATAGAGGCTACTTGATAAAGAATGTAATTGACTGGGAACGTTTTAAGGTGGGTGGATGACGGAAATACTCCGTATACGAAAACTAAATGATGTACACTTAAAGATTGAATGTGATAGCGGTATCTCGTTTGAAATAAGCGAATACTTTACTTTCAACGTACCAGGTGCAAAATTTTCACCAGCTTACAAGAACAAATTGTGGGATGGAAAAATACGCCTGTTTCATTTGATGCGTGGAACACTGTACGTTGGATTGCTACCAGAGGTAAGAAAGTTTGCTGCAGAAAGAGGTTATGAGGTAGAAATAGAAAACCCGAACCACTTTGCAGAAGAAGTATTCTCTGAAGCAGAGGCGTTAGAGTTTATTGAGACTCTTGAGCTGCCATTTGAACCAAGGGACTATCAGTTAAGTTCATTTATACACGCCGTTCGTAAAAAGAGAGCTCTATTCCTATCTCCAACAGCATCAGGTAAGTCATTAATAATCTATCTAATTACTACCTTCTTCATACAACATAAAATACTGCTTATAGTACCTTCCATTGGTCTTGTACATCAGATGGCTTCTGACTTTGAGTCATATGGATGCCCGAGCGATTTGATCTACAAGATATATGGTGGTCAAGATAAGGATACATCAGCGTATATTACGATAACAACATGGCAAAGTGTGTATCAGCAGCCGGCTGCATGGTTTAAGCAGTATGGTGTTGTAATAGGTGATGAAGCTCACCAATTTAAAGCAAAGAGCCTTGTTGATATTATGGAGAAGATGACATCGTGTCAGTACCGCTTTGGATTTACAGGAACATTGGATGGTACCACTACCAACAAGCTAGTTTTAGAAGGGTTGTTTGGATCTGTTGAGCAAGTAACAACAACAGCGGAGTTGATGTCTACAAACAAGGTATCTCAGCTAAATATTAAATCAATAGTGCTTAGTTATGATGATGCTGTTCGTCAAATGTTTGCTAAGACAAAGCCTGAATATAAAGACGAGATTCGCTACATTGTAGGGTCAAAAGCACGCAACAAGTTTTTAGTTAATCTAGTTTCTTCTTTGAAAAATAACACATTGCTGTTGTTTAATTTTGTAGAACATGGTAAACTCCTCTACAATGCAATAAAAGAATCAAACCCAAACCGTAGCGTATTCTTAGTGTATGGTATGGTTGAAGGTGAGGAGAGGGAAGCGGTTCGGAAGTATGCAGAAGAGAATACGGATGTTATCATAGTAGCCTCATACAAAACGTTCTCAACAGGGATTAATATTCCTAGTTTGGAAAATGTAGTGTTTGGAAGTCCAAGTAAATCACGTATTCGCGTTCTTCAATCGATTGGTAGAGCACTAAGACTGAGTGCTGATAAGAGTAGTGCAAAGTTGTATGATGTTGCGGATGACATATCATGGAAGTCCTACAAGAATCATTCAAACAGACACTTTACTGAAAGGATACAGATGTATAATCAAGAAAAGTTTGATTACAACATATACACAATTAATCTAAAGGTAGGTGTATGACTATTAGTCTAGTTAAGCTTTCTGACGGTACGGAGATTGTTGGAAATGTTAAATGGGATGATTCTGTTCATCTTGTGGTTAACAAGCCTTTGAATATACATTACAAATATTTTTTTGGTGGTATTCCAAGCGTTTCTTTCTCACGTTATATGATGTTTGCCTCGTCGGAAAGTATTACCATAAAACAATCTCATGTAATGGTTGTTACAGAAGCCCGTAAGGCATTTGCAGACTTCTATGTGGATAGTGTTGAAGATTACTATGGAAAGCTACAACAGAGTGTAGATAGCGAGTTAGAGTCGTCACTCTCCAATGTAGAAAAGGATCAAGCATTGAAAAAGATACTGGAGATGATGCCTGTGGATAAGGTAACAGCAAATTAATATGGTAGCACATTACGTAGACAACAAACAACTTTATGCAGTAATTATACAGTACAAAGCTGATGTACAAGCTGCAAAACAAAACGATCAACCAAAACCACAGATTCCTAACTATGTCGGTGAGTGCATATTGTTGATTGCGCAGAGGTTAGCAACAAAGCCAAACTTTATTAATTATTCGTACAAAGAGGAGATGATAAGCGATGGCATTGAGAATTGCATTAGCTACTTTGATAATTTCGATCCTTCTAAGTCTGATAATCCATTTGCCTACTTTACTCAAATCATCTACTATGCCTTTCTAAGAAGAATCCAAAAGGAAAAGAAGCAAGTCTATATTAAGCACAAATCGACAGAGAATAGTATGTTGTTTAATGAGCTTGTTGATCAAATGGATGATGATGATTTCACACCTTCATTTGAATTTGATAGTGAGAATATCTCTGACTTCATTAAAGCGTTTGAAGATAATATAGACAAAAAGAAAGTGAAACGTAAAAAGGGTGTTGAGTTGTTTATCGATGAAGAGGTACCCAATGAAGATAGCGTTGCTAGGTGATGTTCATATTGGGGCAAGAAACGATAACCCCGCATTTCATAAACACTTTGCCAAATTTTATAATGACGTGTTTTTTCCTTATCTCGAAAAGCACAATATACTCCATGTGGTACAATTAGGTGATGTTTTTGATAGAAGGAAGTATGTTAACTTTAACTCTTTAAAACAAAGTCGTGAGTATTTGTTTGATAGATTGAATAGAGACTATTCAACATGGATGCTTGTTGGTAACCATGACACGTACTACAAAAATACAAACAATGTAAATTCTCTTGACCTCTTGTTAGACAGCTATCATAATATTACTGCTGTTAACGATTGTATGGAGGTTGAGTTTGAAGATGTTAAATTTGTTCTCGTACCGTGGTGGTGCGAAGATAATGATCAACATATCCGGGACACATTAAGCTCGACAAATGCAACACATGTAATTGGTCATTTTGAGATTGATGGGTTCGAGATGTACAAGGGATCTATACATCAAGGTGGATTAACAAAAGAGGTGTTTAAAAACTTTGAGAGTGTGTGGTCAGGTCACTTTCATCATCAATCGAAGGTAGGCAATATTCACTACCTTGGTACGCCATATGAAATGACATGGTCTGATTATGACGATCCTAAAGGTTTTCATGTGTTTGATACAGATACGAGAGAGATTGAGTTTGTAACAAATCCGTACAAGATGTTTCATAAGATCCACTACGATGATATGGATAAGCAACCAAGTGAGGTTGTCAATATCGATTTCAATCAGTATAATGAAACATTTGTTAAGTTAATTGTTCGTAACAAAACAAATCCTTATTGCTTTGATATGTTTGTTGACAAGTTAGAAAAAGCGGGTGTATATAATGTGCAGGTGGTCGATGATCATTTTCACATGGATGTTGTTAATGATGATGACATTGTTTCAGAAGCTGAAGATACACGAACAATCCTTACCAAGTATGTCCGGCAACTAGACAATGTTGTTGATAAACAAAAACTAGAATTATTAATGCTGTCCCTATATCAGGAAGCATTGACTGTGGAGTGACTGGGTGATTTTATTTAAGAAGCTTCGTTGGAAGAACCTATTAAGTACCGGAAATACATTTACAGAGATATCTCTCAACACTCATAATCATACATTGGTAGTGGGTGAAAATGGCGCAGGTAAATCAACTATACTGGATGCTCTCTCTTTTGTGCTTTATGGAAAACCATTTCGTAAAGTAAACAAAGGTCAGCTTATTAACTCTATCAATAATAAAGGGTTGTTAGTTGAGTGTGAGTTTGGTGTAGGTAGTAAGAATTATCTGGTACGTCGTGGATCAAAACCTAATGTGTTTGAGATCCTTATGGATGGAGTAATGATTAGTCAGGATGCGGCTGCTACTGACTATCAAGAGGTACTAGACAAGCAGATCCTCAAACTGAGCCATAAGACTTTCTCGCAGGTAGTTGTATTGGGTAGTGCATCGTTTATTCCTTTTATGCAGCTGGCTGCACAACCTCGTAGAGAAGTGATCGAGGACCTACTAGATATTCAAGTGTTTACAACGATGAACACGTTGCTCAAAGAAAGAATAGCAAACAACAAGTCTGGTCTTCTTGATATAGATTACACAATCAAGGGCACCGAAGACAAGATTGAACTCGAGCAGGCACATCTTGCAACACTTCAGCAAAACACCGATGAGTTGATCAAGCAGAAGCAAGCTCAAATGAGTGGTTATGTAAAACAGGTAAACGATGCAAACGAACAAGCGACCAAACTACTGTCTGAGATCACCACACTATCAAGTAGTATTGAAGATCAAAACAAGGTACGGGCCAAAGTGGAGAAGCTTGGCGCGCTCGCAAGACAAATTCGTAACAGGAGCGATTCGATACGTAAAGAGACCGAATTCTTTTCTGCCAATCACGACTGTCCAGCTTGTCGTCAAGGAATTGCCGATGAACACCGGACCAAGATCATTGAAGAAAGCAATAATAAACTTGCTGAAATTGAACAAGGTGAACAAAAGATTGCTGAAGAACTGGATCGTTACAATACCAGACTATCCACAATCAATGGTATACTCGCTGACATATCTGTTAAACAAACCGAAGCGCATACGTATCAAATTAAAGTCAATCAACTCGAGCAATTCGTTACAGCCATAAGAAACGAACTGACACGTCTTACGGAGACACGTCAGTTTGAGGTCAACAATGATAGATTGAAAGAACTGAAGGCAGCGTTTAAGAAGCTTGAGCAGACAAAGCAAGATTTGATTAACGATAAGGCGGTATTAGATGTTGCTGGTTTACTGTTGAGGGATGCTGGTATTAAGACAAAAATTATTCGTCAGTATGTACCTATAATTAACAAACTGATTAATAAGTATCTGGCTAGCATGGACTTCTTTGTTAACTTTGAGTTGAACGAAAACTTTGAAGAGACAATAAAGTCGAGGTTCAGAGATGAGTTTAGTTATGCTTCGTTTAGTGAGGGTGAGAAGTCACGTATAGACTTAGCTTTATTGTTTACATGGCGTGCAATTGCTAAGCTAAGAAATAGTGCGAGTACCAATCTATTGATACTTGATGAAGTGTTTGATGGATCATTGGATGCACAGGGTAATGAAGAGTTGTTGAAGATCCTTCAAACTATAACAGAAGGAAGTAATGTGTTTGTCATATCTCATAAGACAGATGCATATCTAGATAAGTTTGAGCGAGTGCTCAAGTTTGAGAAACAAAAGAATTTTAGCAGGATGGTTGAGTTATGATTCTAAAGCATGTGAAGCCTGACAGTGATATCCTTCGTCAAACAATGGAACCATTCTTGTTCCATCAACCGCAAACAGATCCTATCCAACTAGCAAAAGACTTATATGAGACATTAATGTCTTCAAAGTACCTGGGTCTGTCTGCTCCACAAGTAGGATTGCCATATCGTGTGTTTGCCTTGAGAACCACACCTGGTATTGTTTGCTTCAATCCCAAAATTGTTGATAGATCTTCAGAAGAAATCATACTAGATGAAATGAGTATGACACATGAACATCTTGTTGTTCCTGTTAAAAGACCGAAGAAGATTAAGGTACGGTATGCACAACCAAACGGTGAAGTTAAGACCGAGATCTTTGACGGGATGACTGCTCGGTACTTCATGCATCAGCTTGACTATCTTGATGGTATGTTGTATACTCAAAAAGCTAATAAGGCTCATCTTGAACGTGCTATGCGAAAAAAGAAACAATTGGAAAGACAGGCAAAACGTAATCAAAAGGACTTTGTGGAATGAAAGTAGTAATCTTTGGTAAAGGTAAGGTTGGTATGGCAACTGATCTTACATTAAAAACAAATGCCGATTTCCACGATCCGATGAAGGGTTGTGTTGTCGAGGACTTTGCGAAATATGATACAGCTATCATATGTGTGTCGTCACTAAACAGTGGTCCGTATGATCATGAAGCTATTACAGAATGTCTCCATACACTAAGTGAAGTAAAATTTACTGGTACAATTGCTATTAGATGTACAGTTGCTCCTGTGTTTCTATCAAGCTGGGCTTTACAATACCCCCACCTCAACATTATTCACTTCCCTGAGTTTATGAAGCAGGGTGACGATGTTTATCTTGATAAGCCATGGATTCTTGTGTTGGGTGGTAATCGTAAGCTGACTGTTCCTTTTGGAAAGTGGTTAGTAGATAATGGTTATGGGCACGAGGAAATGTGGCACTTCTGTACATTAGAAGAAAGTGCATTGATTAAGTTGCATCAGAATGCTGGGTTGGCATTGAAGGTTGTGTTTGCTAACATTATGTACGAGACGTGTCAAGCATATGGGGCGGATTATGAAGTTGTACGTAAAGGTGTTGCTGCTGATATCCGCGTGGGCCCTGGTCATATGGCTGTTCCCGGTG